GGGATCATGGTGCCTGTTTTGTATGACCAATTCTTGAGACAAGCAATAGTTTTCTTGCATGACGGATCTATTGTGAATCTTGTGCTTCCATCTGGTCTCTTAAAAAATAAACTATTACAGGCATTGATACGATCGCGCACCAGAGGATGACTACGATGATACCTTGTGGTAAAGCCTGCCATCTCCAGGATCTTTATGTCTGTATTGCCATTAGCACTTGTTTTTCTTTGCACTCCTGAAGGATCCGGCATTATGGTAATAGGATTCCTGGGATAACGATTGCGTATCTCATCTACCATTTCATTTGTGTTTGAATTCTCTAATATGATCTCGTCAAACATTTCTAAACCTGTTCGAGTTTGTCTGCCTAGTATGGCACAAAGTGGAGTCACATTCATATCGTATCCCACATGAATTACTTCATGCTCGCTAGGCTTTCTTACTGGTTGAATATTGTGCTCACCAAAGTCCGCAAAGATGATGCCAGCAAAGTTCTCCCAGTTGGCCAAGTACTCTTGACTAAACACTTTGGGTGATAAGTCTTCTCTGGCCTGTGCAATTTCTTCTGCATCCACAAAGCCACCCTGCTCAGTTGTGTAGGAGAATGAGGCCCAATTCTTTTTAGTAAGATGGTTATCATATAAATCTCTTGCGGCTTGATTGCCTGCCTTGGGTGTGCCACAGAACATGGCTGAGCCTTTTTTATCGCTCAGACTTGGCCGTAAAATTTGGTGCCATATTTCATCAAGGTCAATGTCGCAGAACTCGTCTACTAGGATGGCGTCTAAACTTTCGCCACGCAGGTTGTCTCCTTGCTCTGCACTCTTGAGACATATCTGACTGTTGTTCACGAGGCGAATTGTGAGTTCGCTTTCATTGGTATCCAGGATCCAATTGAGACTGTTGAGTTTCTTTTTTAATTTTGACCAACACAGACTTTTGATTTGCTGTCTTGAGTTGGCCAACATCCACACTATTGAATCAGGCTTTGAGGCAAACCTGCAGGCTTCACGCATCATTAAAAAGGTCTTGCCTCCACGACGCCCTGCTAAGATCACACGGAATCTTGTGTCACAGTCTGCTATCAGTTGTTGCTTCTCACTTAACGGCATAACACATCGTTGATATGATCAGCAATCAGTATGGCCTGTTCAGGTGTGATGAAGTAACTGCGATTCTGTGACACACTATCTAGTATTGTGGTAGTAATTTTAAGATGCAGTTCTTCAGGGCTGAGCCATGCTAGACTCACACGCAGTTCATAATCATCCTGCTGATGAATCAACATGTTCATTCTCTACTGTTTCTACATCGTCATCGTCCAAGACTTCATCATCCATGGTGTCGCTCCAGGGTAATGGTCTACGATCATCACTGGTGGTGCCGTTGTCATTTTGATTCAACACATTCTTACCCAGCCATATCAGCATGGTGGGGTTGCCATCTAAGGCCACACGCAGTTGTGCTTGACGCAGACTGGTCTTTAGGTTGTGACGACCTTTTATTAGATAATCCGTAAAATGGCGTCTAAGTGTATCATCTTTGACTCCAAAGTATTTGGCTATCTCGCTGTCAGTACAGCCCAAGCTGGCTTGATGCTCTACTTCATCTGGTGGCACTGCTGTCTTGTTACGGCCAATTACAATACCCATCTTTACGATTTCAGCCCAGTGGCCAGTTTGAGGGCCAGGTTTATTATATGGTTTATTGTTTGATTCTTCTAGCATTTTCTTCCTGTGTCCTTTCTTTAATCCACGCCAGCATATCTGGGTTGGCTGAAAATATCTGTGCCCATGCCATGCCCAAATTGTGAACTTGATGTTCTGTCAATTCTAAATGCAGTAAATCACTACACACATGAAAAATCTCATGCAGTACTGTGTCCAAACATTGAATGCCTCGCAGTTGGTCTTGTATTCTAATTTCTCTATGTGCCAGGTCTTGTTCACCAAACGCATGGCTCATCATGCGTTCAGGTATCCATTCAATGTTTGTGACATTGCCCAGGATTTCTATTTGACGCAAAGCAGTAGGGCCAGTTTTAATCGCGGTTTTGCTCATTGTTTACTTATCAACAACTCAGTCTCCTGATCATTTCAAGTTCTGGATCAGCATAACTCACACGCACTGAATGTTGCACATCTGCAGGCATGGCGGTTGGAGCTAGCCGTTTTACTTCTACTACACACAGTCCTGCCCGTTCATCTGCAAAGAACTGATCCAGCATAGGGTCAACAAACCTCACTTCAGCGGCTGGCACACGAACCATAACACTTCTCATGGCGTCTCTGTTGCTCATTGGGTATTCTATCATTTTGTTTCCTTTTTGGGTATTTTTACTGTTTTTACTGTTTTGCTACACTTCCTACACAACTGCTACACAAGCAAAACCGTTATTTGTTATACCGCTAATGCTGTTTAGACCGTTTTTTGTGTAGCAGTGTAGGAAGTGTAGGAGAATCTTAACTGTAGCAATTGCTAAAAATCATTAAATTTTTACACTGTAGCATTCACAATTTTCCTACACTTGCTACACATGCTACATTATAATTGGAACTTCATATCTTCCTTTTTAAAGTCCTTACTGGGTACTGCATCAGCAACCAGGCCCCAATCAAATTGTTTTGCAACTGCGCCAGTTGCACTATCAATCCTAAAAGCATAGCTCTGATGAGTGCCAACCACATGTGTGGTACCCAGGGCTGTCATTGTCACATCAATGTGTTGCTGTGGGGCTTCTTTGACAGCAATCTTATTGCGGCTCAAATAGTCCTTCCAATTCTTTTTCATTGTTTTGGCATTTGGAGCAGTTTTGCTTTCAGTTAAAATGCCCACAATGTCCTGTATTATTTTCACACTGATAACTTCACATTGCTTGAACACCGGCAGTAACTGATCAAAGATGTTATCTAATGTGCTCTTTTGATCCTCAAAGCGTTGACGATAGTCTGCCCCATGCAGGGGTTTTAATATGGGCATTTGTGCAATTCCATGTTTTAAAATCATTGCCCCCATCCATTTAGCAACTTCAGTTCTATTCTTAACCAATTGAGCAATTTCATTTGCTCTGACTCCTGCCTGATCTTTAGAACAGTTCTCACGGGCCATAATTTCATCAATCATAACAATATTGGTATTCATTACACTAAAGCGACGATCCTCACCACCTGTTCCAGTGCCGCTGAGTTTGAACACACCATAACTGTTATTGCTAAGTGCCAACATGCTGTAGTTTCTATCTGCTGTGTAAGCATCTACACCCTTGCGTTCTACACGCTGTTCTTCTCCACCAGTGGCCTGTTTCATTTTGCCTGCTGGTAGTTCTTTTTCTGATGGCTCATCAAACAGTAAGATAGTGGCCAGTTCCCATGACGCATTAAAGCCATCGTTTAGTTCTTTGGCCGCTGCCGGCACAATGCAGTTGGGCGTAAAAATTGTTCTGCCTAGTTCGCCATATCGCCCTTTACCATTTCCGCCTGGTTTACCACCACAATCTAAATTGGGAGTATTTGCCACACGCTCTGGATACATGTATTTGTAAACAGGCCACTGTTCAAGATGATCAATATTCTCTTGCTTGCCACCACCAATGCAATACATTAACAAATCAAAGTCGGGATTGTATGCTTGACCAAATATAGGCTCAAGCCAAAATGTGCTGATAATTTTTGCTTTGTTATAAACTTTTTCCATGTGCCATTTAGTGTATAAAAAACTTGCTGTTTCTTGATAGTGTGTTTTGTTTTTAGTAATAAATGCTTTTTGAATTGGAATGTTTATATCATTAAAAAGATAACGCCCAATCATCTTGCTCATAACTGCACTAATTCTACTGCCATCAAATGTTCTAAATGTAGGATTCATAATGTCGCCTTTGCCATCGCTCATATCCATACAGTAAACAAACTTATTTGCTTCAACATTATAACTGATATGGTATTTTTCAATTGCTTGAAATAGCAATGGTTCAATTTGTTTCCATTTATAACTGTTATGTTCTTCTTGCGCTTCGGCAACCTCTGCTTTATCATTTTTTAATACATCAATTTTTTCCTGACATTGCCGAACAATATAACGCTGTGCCGTAATGCTTGTTTGTATTTCTTCAAGTTCATTTGATTCTAGAATGCTTACATTCTTGTTGTAATACTGTTCTAATTCTTCTATTTTATCTTGTTCTTTACCCAATTGAGCGCGATATTCTCCAAGTCGTTCATCAAATTGTTGTTGTGTGGTCTTTCTAGTCATTTTATTTCCTTATGTTAAACTATATTTTTCTTTTAGACGCTGTGTAGTGTCTAAGAATTTTGTTGTGGGAGTCTCTATACGAATTGGCTTGCCACCATATGCCGCAATAAATTCATCACGGTTTTGTCTGCGTATACGATCACCTGCCCAACCAGTCCAAGCCGCTACTCTAACTGCTTCACTGGTCAGTGCTGATTCAGGATCAGCTATACGCCTGCAAATAGCATCATACTCGTTAAATGTTAATCCAATGCTACGGCAAATACTGATCAAGGTCAGCACAGCGTGATTGCTTGCGCCTTTTCCTGCATAGTGTAAACCACTGCATGTGCTCAAACTAGTGACCACTGCATCTCTATAAGCACCAGCTTGAGCAGGAGTCATTGCTGTACTAACAGGTTGTTCCGGTGTAGGCACTGAATAAATTTTAGGTTCTGTGTATGCAAAGTTATCATACGGATCTAAAATAATACCTGGATTGTGATATGCAATAGGATCTACATTGCCTGAGTGAAAGTAAAAACTTTGACTCATAGTAAATGAACAATTGTCAACTCCTGGGAATGTGCTCATGATGCTGGCCTGGCGTCCTGCAATGTCCCCTGCTAAGAGTGGTCGTGCAAACGGAATTACAATACGAAATTTATGCTTCTCTGGTGTATGACGGAATGTGGTGTATAGCACATACTCTAGGGGCTCTAACATGGTCATTGCAGTCTCTATTGTCATTGCTTCATCTACATCTAAGATGATACCTGAAATACTGACCAAGTTACCTTTACAGCGTCTTACTGTATCGGGAATTTCATCGTAAGCGCCGTTGGCATCACGCATGAATGTGCCTTCAACCACTTGACCATGATACTTACGAGCCCGTTCTACAAATGGATCATCTACTGATTTGAATTCAGCAAGATTAAACATAAGGACATCTTCCTTACGCTTTGCTTGATGGTGCTCCATTAATATTTGAACTTGTTCCGGCCAAGTCTGATCTATGCGTAGATCAACATAGGCCTTGCCTATGCTTTTAAATGTTGTGATTATCATATCTTCCTTTGTTATGGTATTGATAACATTCTTCTGCTGTTTGGGAATAGCAGAACAGGATGTTACCATCCTGTTCAGTGGGTTTACCAGACCCTTTTTTTAACAAAGGGTCAGCGTTGCACTGACAACTTTATTTAGCTAATTCTTGTAGTTCAGTTAGCCTTTCTAATGTCATTTGGAGCACCTGTTCACTGGCACCCGATTGTTGATATGTTAGATATATATTTTGTAACAATTCAATTTGTTCTTCAATTGTTTCTATCATACCTGTTCCTTGTTTTTAATTTGTTCGCATATATGTTTTGAAACTTGAACCATTTCATATTGTGTAAGATCAGTTTTTATTAATAAAGTTTTAATCCATTCTTCATAATTGGTTTTTTGTAGTTGCTCTTCGGCTACCCACTGGGCTTGGCGTTTAATTTCTGCCAATTGTTTTGCTTCTACTTGTGCTTTTAAACGAGCCTCTCTTGCTGGACGATCTGCTTCCCATTGTGCTTCGCGTTGCTCTCTTAATATTGTTTGGTGTTTTTTGTTTTCTTGTTCTTTCTGCACTTGCTGAGCACGGCGTTGTTCCATTTGTATTTCCAATTCTTTACGCACTTGCTCAGCCTGTCGTTGTGCTTCAGTTTGTCTTGCTTGTTGAGTTGCCGCCGCCAGCCAAGCATTTGTTTTATTTGTTTCTTGTCGTATCCATTCGGCTTGTTTCCGTTCCGCTTCTGCCTGTTTTTCTTCAACTGATAAAACTTCTTTATATTTTCTATAACTGATAATACTACGACTACGCATGTCTGCCGCACAAGCCTCACGCTGTGCCATCCAGTTGGCATTGCCTTTCTTCATGTTTTTTAATTTGTATCCATCATACAAATGTTTCATGATCCATTCGTCTTCTAAATCTGTAGGACCTTCTTTACCAAACTCTGCAAGTGTTTCCATTGTCCATTCAACCCCAGCATCATCCAATGCTCGAATTGTTTGATATACTAATGTACTTTCATCATCAGCATTTTTACCTGCTCGTGCATGTGCCTTGAGTCGTTCAGTTGGATCACTGGTTTCTCCTACATAAAATGGAGTGCGTATAGTTGTAATTGGTTCTATAACGCCAATGTCATATATGACACCTGGGGCATAATGAGCAAATTGCCCGTTATGGCGTATAATTTTTGCCATGTTGTGTTTCCTTTGTTATGGTATATAAAAGCTTGCTCTTACAGTATACTTACCTTTACCCCAAAAAGCAAGTGCCCATATGGCCAAAAAACGGCAAAAGCCAAAAGAAAGCCCCAATTAAGGGGCTAACTTCAGGCACTACAGCAGGATAGAAAGAGAGAGCAAACAATCCCAACTATAGAGGCCTTATTTCCCAGTATATACATAATAGCACACACTAGGTCAATGAGCAAGTTTAGCTTGCCCATTTAAAGGTAGGGGAGTTTCCTCCCCCTTCCTTTCTTATTTGTTAGCAATAATCTTTAATGCGTTAGCAATGTCTTCTAAACTCTTACGCATTTCGTTTAGTTGCCATTCAAAGCCATTAAAGTGATCAGTGTAATCATGATTAGAGTCTGGAGACTCAATACCTCTTACTGCTTCAATTAACTCATCCATTTGTGTTTCAATTGTCATAAAGTTCTCTCTTTCTTTAGTTTGTTTATGAACTACATTGTGTAGCCCATGTATCAATTATAACACTCTAAGCAGGACCATGCGACCTGGGCCTTGCCATTTATTAAGGCCAAAAAACGGCGAATTTAGAATTGACACAGCTCAATGAACAAGGCATAATTACTGTATGCACTGACAGCAATCGTTGGTGACAGGGTCGCGTCTACATAATTTTTTAGTCATTTTTTTAATTATGTCATTATAAGTTCTCCCACTTGTGACCCGGGAACCTCGCCTGAGCGGTCTTGATCGCCGCGTAGAGATAAGTTTTTTTGTCATTTCTTATCTCCTAAGGCGTTTTTCTTTGACCGTGCTTTCCAGACTGAAAAACCCTAGCCTAGCGGTGCCGCTACACATGAAAAAAGCACCAGAATCTGGTGCTTTTTGTTAAACCACTGCAAATCAGGCGTTTCAGTATGCAGAGTAGCTGGAAGGTCTGTAAACAGGCAAAAACTAGGTGTTTTCTTCTTGTATGGTTCTACCTATTGTCATAATGGCCACTGTGAATAGGTCAGTGGCAAACCGCAGATTCAGTCTCTCAGCCAAGTTGAAAGCATGACCTGGGTTGGGAAAAGTAGTTTTTATATATTTTTTCCCTGGATAGGAAAATTGTAAATTGCGTTTTCTTACCTGTATGGGTTGGCCCTGATAGCACACAGCATAGATGCAATCGGCTTCGCAAACTTCGTAGGCCTGGTCCGTGTGATCTACATCTTGTAATAATATATTAGGATTTGGTCTGGCCATTTAATTTACTTTGTCCGTGGGCTGGGCCACGCTTTCTAATGCCAGCATCGTGGGCAATCTTCAAGACTGTTGTTCTAGTCAGGCCATATCTGTATCCCAACTCAGTATGATTGACCAAGCCTATTCTAAGATCCTGTATCAATGATTCTTTGTCATAATCTTTTACTTGGGCTCTGGGATTGTACACCTCATCTTCTGACCTGTTGCATTTTAACGGACCTGGCTGACGAACTTTCATATTATGTTCATCCATCTCTGGTGGTGTCCATTTATAAGTCGCAGTTTTAGAGTGCCCCACTTGCCATGCGCGGCATCCTGATGCCCGAGCCACATCAAGCCAACGAATCTGATCATATGTGCTGGTCATGATCATGATCCATTCTGTATGATGGAAAACCAATGACCAAGGTTCATTTGTTAAATGGCCAAACGGCACACCCCTAGGCATGATCACTGCCGCACGGATACCATCTGTGTTGGGCATTTCGCTGATGAATTTGTATTCATCAACTGCACATGCTTGTCGTAGTATACTTTGGGGACTGGGGAATGGTGGTCGGTAGTGCCGATTTGGGCCTTTGTAATCGGGATACCATCTATTGGGAGTAAAAGATTCTAACATACCCATATTTACGCACAGCAGTCTAAGGCGTTTAGTTCAATTCTTTCCTGCTATCTTTTCTTGGCTACGACCATAAGCCGCAAGTCCCAACACAGCACCCATGGCAATGTGATATAAACCTGCACCTTGTAAGGTCAGTGGACTCCACTGGCTTGTGACCTGTCCACCTTGAACTGCTTGCAGGATTGACCACATGACAGGAAAGATAATGAAGTCTGTGGCACAGGTGATCATGTAGATGAATGCCATCATTGGACGCCATTTTGAGTTGATAAAGTTGCCAAACCTATCATCAGTCTCAAGAGTCGTGGTAGCACCTGCTGATGCTGTCACTGCCGCGGCTTCAGCAATGGCTCGGGTCTTGTCTGCGTCATCCTTTGAACTCCAACCACCTGAGGCCACTCGTTGATCCACATTCATTTGAACCTGTGGTGTCAAAGGAAACATGGTGTTGTCGTATCCATCTAATTTGGGCATTACTTGATGTGAACCACAATGTAGCCTAGTAAACTTAATAGGCCAACCACAATGCTACCTGCTGTGACAATTATGGTCTTGAACTTTTCATTCTGTTGATTGCTGATCAAGCGTTTGATCTCATCAAAGTGTTCTTGTGTGCTGTCTTTGATTTCTTTGATATCAGTTTCAATGCGATCAAAGCGAATTTCTATGTTGGCAAAGCGGTCTGTAATTTGGCTATAGCGTTCAGCACAAATGGCTTCATGTGTATCTAACTGTGCTTTGGTGCTGTCTATTTGCGACATGGGTTTTTCCTTATTATTTCGTCTACCTCTGCTTGACGCATAGACTGTATCAGTTGCTTGCATTGTTTAAT